GAGGCTGAAGCGAACGAAATCAGCCGTATTGGATCGGACTACGACAGCGAGACGGCAGAACTTGTGCGCCTCCTACTCGCGTCCGGCTTCACGCCGTCCACGCTCGCGGTGGCGCTGACAGTGGACGATGACACGCTCCGTCGGTGGCGTCGAGGGGTTCGTGCGTCGCACCTGGCTCGCAAACTGATGCGCTGCATGCTGTTCATCCGCCGCATCGCACCGGGCAAGCTCGCGACCATCAGCATGGGCACGCCGCAGGAGCTTGTCGCGAGCATCGACGCGCTCGACGTGCGCTATCTCACGCCGGCCGACGTGGCGCGCGAGAACATGACCCGAGAGCAACGCATGATGACGTGGCGCGATGGCGCTGAGGGAGGGGGATTGTGAAGTACCGCGAAGACGAGTGTGTGCCCGAAACCCGCGACTGGCGCGACGCCGCCCGCGAGGCTGCTCAAGACATGGCGCGCGAGAACGGCTCGCGCCGTCGCTTGACCGCCGCCGAGGTCCGCGAACTGACGCCCACCTATCCGTGGTCGCGCCCGCTCGGAAGCCCCGTTCAAGCGCCGGAGGTGAAACGATGAAGCCTGTTGCCGATTGGGAGTCGCTGCCGCTCGGGCTCGTGTCGAAGCCGTACCTTGCGCGGGTCATCGGAATCCCGTGGTGGGCCATCGCAACCGCCATGAAGGACCGCGGGATTGTGAGTTCGCTCAGTCCCTTCGCGGCTCACCACTGCGGGGAATCGGCGTTCGCGTTTGACGCGTGGGTCGAAGCGTGGGGTCGTGACCGCGTTCTGCAGTGGCTCGACAAGCACGACACCGAGGGCGCGCGAATCCTTCGGGAAGGGATCGGCGCAACCGAAGCGGACGTCCGCCAGGCAATCCGTGCCATCCGTGTGCAGCGCGCGAGGGAGTGGGTGGAAAGCCGGTCTGAGGAAGAGCGCAAGGTCATCAGGGAGCGCGCTAATGAGCGCCGCAAGGCGAGGCTAGGCGCGTCGGGAGGCAAGACCCGGGCGGAGCGCCAAGAGGCCGTCTTGAAGGCGATGCCCATTGGCCTGCTGCCCATCCTGACGGTCGCCAAGGTGGCGAAGGTCAGTATCAAGACCATCGAGCGGTACATGAAGGCGCAAAGCATCGCGCCGTACTCGATGACGAAAAACTCTGGGTTCCCGAACTTCGCCGGCTCGTGGATGAAGCTAATCGATGCGTGGGGTGCGGACCGTGCCCGCGCGTGGGTCGCCGAGCATCTGCCGCACTGGCTCGCCAAGTTCGACGCCCGCGACATGACAGGGCTCTTGCCGCCGCAGTACGAAGAGGCGCTTCGCGGGGCCCCGCTCGGGTGCGTGCCCGACGGCGTCATCTCGGTGGCGTACGGCGTGCCGCTCTACCGTGTCTCGGAGATCCGGTGTAAGCAAGGCATCAGCCGCTTGCACGGCGGCACGGATGGCGCGTTCCCGCACCGCGTCGGCTCGTTCAACCTGCTCATCGAGCGGCTCGGCTATGACCGCGCCCGTCTGTGGGTCGCGGGCTACGCGCCGCAGTACCTCGACGCGTTCGACGCGGCCGATGGGCGCACCAACCGAAAGGCGGCATATACGACGCCGGCTCCCGTGGCGACTTCGCTACCTTCCCCGAAGCCCGCCACGGGAGCGCCTTCTACCAAAGGCAAGCGAGGCGCCGCGGCGCGACCCGCCATCGGACGCTCGGTGGAGATCGCCATCGCCAAGCGTGCCGAGCGCGACGGGATTGCGCGCGACGCGGCGGACCGGAGACGGCCACCCGCGCCCGAGACGCCGGCTCCGAGGCCCGCAGGGCGCGTCGAGACGATTGAGGAGTTCCTGGCTCGGGGCGGGCGCGTTACCAAGCTCGTGGGGGCTGGGAGCGCCAATGTGGGGCAGGTTGTCGCTTAGGCAAAAGCGCATCGGAATCATTTAGGCACAGGAGAGGAACGCATGAGCATCAAGACCCAAGAGTACGAAATCTTCAACGAGGACTGCATCACGGCGATGCACCGGCTCGCGTCCGAAGGCCGAAAGTTCGACCTCGCGGTCTTCAGTCCTCCTTTTGCGTCGCTATTCACGTATTCGGACGCCGACGCCGACATGGGCAACAGTCGCGACTCGGACGACGAGTTTCTGCTGCATCACGAGTTCTTCGCTGAGGCGCTGTTTCCCATCATCGCCGACGGTCGCAACGTCTGCGTTCACATTCAGAACCCGACGCGAACCAAGAACACGCACGGATACATGGGCATCTGGGATCTGCGCGGTGACATCATCCGCCAGTTCATGCGCGCCGGATTCGTCTACTACGGCGAGGTGACGGTGGATAAGTGTCCGCAGGCGCAGGCCATCCGAACCAAGGCGCACGCGCTCATGTTCGTCAATCTCGCGAAGGACTCCAACATCGTCCGTCCTGCGCTCGCTGACTACGTGCTCGTATTCAAGAAGCCGGGCAAGAACGAGCGCCCGACGAACCCCGTCCAAAACGGCGAGATGACCAACGAGGACTGGATCGAGTGGGCTCGCCCGATCTGGCGCGGCATCAAGGAGACGAACACGCTCAACGCACGGCTCGCTCGCGAGGACGCCGATGAGCGCCACCTGTGCCCGCTGCAACTCGACCTCATCGAGCGGTGCGTAAAGCTCTGGAGCAACCCGGGAGACACGGTGTTTACGCCGTTCCTCGGTATCGGCTCGGAGCTTTACGTGGCGCTCACGTTCAATCGCAAGGGCGTCGGCACCGAGCTGAAACCGGCGTACTTCGATCGCGCCGCCATCAACCTCGACACCGCCATTCGTGACCGCAACGCGGCCGGTTCGCAAGGCGACCTGTTCGGCACGGCCAACAAGATCACGTTTCAAGTGACCGGAAAGGACGCGACCGATGAGTGAGATCGCCATCGAAATCGGCCACGGCCCCGAGGGGTACGCCAAGTTCATCCAGTGCAAGGCGCTGCCGTCCTACCGCGTCGTCGGACGAAAGGTCATCACCGACGAGCAGAGCTACGCGGCGGTGTTCGGCGCGGATGCGTCCGTGGCCCTGCAAGCCAAGGAGCCGCACCTTTTCGACTATCAGCGGTTCGTCACGAACCGCGCACTGGAGCGGCAGCGGTACGCGGCGTTCCTCGACTGCGGACTCGGCAAGACCGCCATCGAGCTTGCATGGGCTCATGCCGTCGCTGAGAAGCACGGCCGCGTGCTGTTCGTCTGTCCGCTCGCCGTCCTCGAAGACGTGCAGCGGTTCTGCGCCAAGTTCTACGGCTACCGCATGAGCAATCTGCGCTCGGAGCCGTGGAAGACGGACATCGCCATCATCAACACCGAGTCGCTGCGTGAACCTTCCACGCTCGGCCGGTTCACCGGCATCGTCGCCGACGAGTCTTCGGTGCTCAAGGGTGCCGATTCCGAGTCGCGCAAGTGGCTGACGCAGCTCGCAGCGGGGACGAAATACCGACTCGCCGCGAGCGCCACGCCGTCACCGAACGAGCAGGCCGAGTACGCGACGCACGCCGTCTGGCTCGGCTACTCGACGACGCTCAACGAGTTCTATGGCCAGTTCTTCCGCAAGGACGGCAACGATTGGCGGCTGAAGGGCCATGCTCGCGAGCCGTTCTACCGCAACCTCCGTTCGTGGTGCTGCTACATCCAGAGCCCGTCGTTGCTCGGGTTCAAGGATGTCCAAGCGGAGATGAAAGACCCGCCCAACGTCGTCGAGTTGGATACGTCCTGCGAGGACTACAAGGCCAAGGGCACGCTGTTCGCGGTTGACCTGAGCCTGAAAGACTCGCAAGGCGTCTTCGGCGCGATGCGTTCGGACACGTCTCAGCGCCGGTTCCGCGATGCGTGCGACGCGGTCAGCGGAAAACACGCCATCGTGTGGTGCTCGCGCAACGCGGAGGAGGAAGCGTTCGCCAAAGAGCTTGGCGGCCACGTCGTCAGCGGCTCGACGCCCATCGAGGAGCGAGTTGAGAAGATCGACGACTGGCGCGCTGGACGGGTCAAGATGCTCATCAGCAAGCCGAAGGTGCTCGGCTTCGGCGTGAACCTACCCGAAGCAACGGACATGCTCTATTCGGGCTACACGTACAGCTTCGAGCAGTTCTACCAGGCCGTCCGACGCGCCCACCGCTTCGGTCGTCAAGGGCGGCTCAACGTCCATGTTCCCATCACCGACGTCGAGCGCCCGGTGTGGAACGGGCTCCGTCAGAAGATGCGGACGTTCGACACGGACGTTCACAAGCTACAGGAGCACCTGACATGAACCCGCTCACCATCACCCGAGACAAAACCACCGTCACCCTAACCGACGGCCAAACCGCGTGGGCCTTCGACCGCGACAACGCGCAGAGGCTCATCGCGCAACTCTCGGCGCATGTGGCGGAGTTGGAGGGGGAGACGGTGGAGCGGGCGAGGCTCGTGCCGGCGTTCACGTTGAAGCGCGGGAAGGTGGTGGCGCCGTGACCTTCGACTACCAGCCGGCGGTCCTTCTCGCCCTCGCCCTCTGCCTCGCCATCATCGTCCTAGTCGAAGTCCGCCTCCGTCGCCAGGACGCCGAGCGCAGGCGCAAGCAGCGGAATCGGGACTACGAGATCATCCGGCGGAGGGTGGGGCGGAATCGGAGGAGGCAGTAGCGCGGCGAGCGTACTCAGCGATGCAGGCCGCATCGCTAAGCCCATCATGGGGAATTGTCCGCCTTCCGGGGTACAGGTCGAGCCCCTTCACGAACACGCGACACCAGTTGATGGCGCGCTGCTTTCCGGTGTTCTGGACGCCACTGAGGATCGCGGCCTGCCACGTCTTCGGGTGGACCACCGTCAATGGCACCTTCCCGAACGCCGCTTTCCAGAACTTGAGCGAGGCGCACAGCGCCGTATAGCCCGAGTCAGACTCACCGCCACGCATGACCTTGACCGGCTGCTCTGCGAACACCACGAGCGGGCCCGGAAGCGAAGCCACGATGCGCCGCGCTTCGGCGATGTCGGGCACGCCTCCGTTGAGCGGTGTCGGGTGCGCGGCGACGAGGGCGCCTTTGTCATCGAGGACCACCAGAGCGCCGTACTGACCAAGGTCGATTCCGCAATATAAAATCATGCCTGCATCCTGTTCGGCATCCCGAACCGCTTAGCGGCAATCCGCGCCGCCTGTTGAACGTCGCACCCTTCGATGGCAGCAATCGCCCCGAGTTTGTTGACGCTCGCTCCGGGCTCGAAGCCGGGCCACGACGTGGTGAGCACCTTCAGTCGTCCGTTGCCCTGGTAGTTCGTCAGCGCGCTCGGTGGCCCTCGGAAGGTCGAAGGCTTGCCAGGGCGATACCAGATTTCTTGGGCGCCGAGCATGCCGCCGAAGCGTCCGCCCGTTGGCTCTAGGATCTGTGCCCACGACACGTTTTGGTCAAGCCACTCGCTCGGGCGGATGCGGGTGCCGGGCGCGTACTCGGCTGGCTTCGGAGCCGGCGCTCGTACTTCGCGCGGGACGATGAGCGGGTTCGCCTCGCCGTAGCGCATCAACGCACGCTGATGAGGGAGGGGGATCGGCCCAAAGTCCAGACGGGCGGGGCGGTCCTGCGCGGAGCCGTCTCGCGTCACGTACGGGAGGCGATAGCACCGCTGCGCGTCTACCAGGCGGTCCGGAGAGAGGCCCACGTCCGCGGCGAACGCATGCAATCCGGACAGCGCAACGAAGTAGGCGGCAACGGGAACGGTCTGAGCAAGCTCGACGACGATTCGCCCCCCTCCGCGCGTCTCGTAGGCGCCGCACGCCATCGGGAGGGCCGCAACGCGGCGCCACCAATCTCGGCGCCATTCATCGCGGGCGGCAGTGTGTTCGGCATGGGCGATCGGGTCGTCGCAGTCGAGCGTGAGGCAGCCGAAGAGCAGTTCACCGCCGAGCCCCGCAATCGCGTCGTTCGCCGAAGCGTTGCACCGCGGCGTGGGTCCTGGCTCGCCGTCGTAGCACAGGACGTAGGGGACGAAGTGGGCATCGGTGGTGTAGCGCGCGGCGAGGGCGACGCGCAGGGGATAGACCTCGAAGGGCCGCGCGAACCGAAAGCGCCCGTGCTTGTCCGGGGTGCCGACGTATTCGCCGTGACGCGTTAGTTCGCCGGTCCAACCAACAGGGTGGGCGCTGGGCCAGATCGTTACGAGCGAGGACACGGCCGGAACCTCGGATCGGTGCGAATCGATGGTGGGCAGAAACGCCACTCCGCGGCAGCAAATGCCGTCATGGCGTCGCGCCCGGCGCTTGCGTCCACGTCCGGGTTGAGGCCGAACCGGATCAGCCACCGGGCCGTTTTGATGGAGCATAGCCCCTTTCGGCGGCGTGCGGCGAGGGCTTCGAGTAGCGTCTCCGCTTGACCGCGGTCCAGCTTGGTGCAGTCCTTCGCGCGAAGTCCCGCCTCTTTGAGCGCCGCGATCAGCGCCGGGCCGGCTGGCTGCCCCGCGTACCGTCCCGCTGGCGTCGACACCTTCAGCAGTTGGAATGGGGACAGGGCGTCCATGTTGATCTCGATGTACTGCGCCTTCGCAATCAAGTCCTGCCGCACTTCCTCCGCAACGAAGTTCTCCGCTGCCGCAAGAGCGGCCTGCAGGTCAACATCGACCTCCGCCGCTTCCTTGCGGACTTGCTTGGTAACGGCAGGGTCAAGCGAGCCGCCCAAGGCGTCCGCGGGGCTCCGAAGGTCCGGAGCGTCGTCCATGCCCGTGAAGTCGAGCGCGAGGCAGTCCGTCTTGCCGGGGTGCAGCCGCAAACCCCTTCCGATGCACTGGACCATGAGCGCGCGGGACTTCGTCGGACGCGCCATCGCCACGCACGCGATCGGCGGGATGTCGGTGCCCTCGGTGAGTAACGCGACGTTGCACAAGAACTGCACCGCACCCGTCTTGAACTGGCTTATGCGTCCGTCCGCGTCTTTGTCCTCGCCCGCCACCGAAAGCGCGCATCCAGAGCGGTAGCGGTTGAGCACGTCGGCCATCGTCCGAGCGTGTTTGACGGTCGCGCAGAACACGATCGTGGGTCGCGTGCCGGCAAGCTCAAGCAACGGACCAGCCACGGCGTGGAGCGCACTCTCGACGCAAAGCTGCTTCTCTAGGTCGTCCGGATCGTAGTCGTGTTTCCCTCGGAGGCGCACGTCAGACAGCGTCAGGCCGTCGACCAGAATCGAGCGCATCCGGAGCGGGGCAAGCACGCCGTCACGAATGGCACCGTGGATTGGGTACTCGTACGCGACCGAGTCGAACACCTTGCCGAGCGGCTTTCCGTCCGTGCGGTCCGGAGTCGCAGTGACGCCGAAAAGACGCGCGGTCTGGAAGTGGCTCAGGATCTTGGAGTCGACGACCGCGTGGTGGGCTTCGTCTCTGACCACCAGTCCGAACGCGTCCGGCGCGAAGTCGGCCAGTCGCTTGCCGATGCTCTGCACCGATCCGACCACGATCTTGGACGCCTTGGCGCGCTCGTCTCCCATCTCCACCGACGTGTCGAGCCCAAGCGCGCGGAACCCGTCAGCAAGCTGTGTCACGAGTTGCCGCGTGTGGGCGAGGACAAGAACGGGGCGCGTTGCGCGCTCTGCTACGGCGGCAATCACGCGGGACTTGCCCGAGCCGGTCGGCATCACGACGAGGGTTGAACGGTGTTGACGCAAATCGCGGAGGGCCGCGTCAACGGCGGCTTGTTGGTAGGGGCGGAGGGGGATCACCACTTCTCCTCGGTCTTGCTGGAGACGATGCCGCTTTCGACGTACCTGTAACCCCACCTGTTCGACTTGCCTTCATCGACGTAGGTCAGGTGCAACGACAGGTTTCGTTTCAGGTCGCGACCGAAGCCGATCGGGCTCCGCGTCTTGTATCCGTACTTGACGGCCCAAGTATTGAACTTCTCACAGAGTTCTGCCGTCTTCAGCCACTTCTCACGAGGCAAGTTTGGCGCTTCCTCGCAGTGTTGCTTACAGAACTGAGTCGCCGGATCTACCTCCATGATCCACGCGTTGATCTCGTTATCCACCGCGGACGGAATGGCGAACCCGCCCCGCTTGATCGACGCCGCGGCGCCCTGGATGAACCAAGCGGCAATCGTCGCGCGCTCTTTCGCGAGGATCTTCTCCTCGTAGTTCTGGACGACGGACTTAGAGTCGACCTGATGGTGGTATCTCACCACAAGCCACCGACGGAAGAACCCGCGGTTCTTGTCTTCTGGGTTCGGGAGCGATTCGCCAGCGAAGAGCATCGCGACGCGCGGGGTGAACTGGAATGCGCGCCCGGCCGGCTGTCTGCCTGTCATGCCTTCGCCCGTGACGATCTTCTTGAAGTTCTCACCGCCGACGAATGAGCCACCAGGAAGGTCGAGATCCGCGTTGATGCGCGACATTGAAAGCTGAGCCAGGAAGTAGCTCGCTTGCGTTGCTGATACGCCGCTCGGGTCAAGAGCCTTGAGCGACATCGCCGTGCGGACGCCCGGCGGGAACACCCCGAGGCCGATCTTGGCCGTGACAGACTTTCCGCTGCGCTCGGGCCCGACAAGGAACAGCGCGCGTGCGTTTGGGGACCGGCCGATCAGGGCAAGGCCGAACCACTCCTGAATGAGAGCGATCTTCGCAAGTGCATCCTCCGGCGTGTCGCCCGTAAACGCCTGAAACATGACGTCGATGTATTCATCAGGAAGAGCAAACGGATTCTCGGGGTAAGGGGCGTCAATGCGGAACCTGGCCCGGCATTCTGGGCCCGGAGCTGACTTGACCACGTCCCCTTCGCTGGTGACGCGGACGAAGGCGTCTTTGAACATCACCCCGATCTCAGGCGACTCGAAGAAGCCCTTGCGCTTGCAGATGTCGTTGGTGCGAAGGCGCGCTGACTCTGCCGTCCGTTGATTGCCGGCGAAGAGAATCGGTGTTCCGTCCTTCCGGACCTTTCCGTTGCCGTCAGCATCGACGACTTGCACGCCATTCCAGGAGCACACCAGATTACGCGTCTCCTCGTCGGGCTGCGGCTCCCACAGCCCTGCGCCGTCGTACCTCCAAAGCTGCTCTTCATCGAACACAGGTTGGGCCCCGTGTCTCTCCGTGAGAACGTGTATGACCTCCTGCGCCACGTCCTGATCTGACGAACTCAGGAGCCAAGGCGTTCGCCGGGACCGCCCATCCGATGGCTCTACGCTTGCGAACGACTCAGGCTGAGACGCCTTCATTCGCTCCGGATTCCCCGGATCGTCATCCTCGTACAAGGGGGGAGGAACGGCGTGCAAAGGGTTCCTCGTCTTGCGCGTCATGCGGCAACTTCCCGCCTGTCAGGGAGGCGCGTCGTCAACCGCGAGTCGATCCACGCCTGGACCTCGTGCGAGTAGTACCTGACCGTGCGATGGCCGAGCAGATGGAACGGCGGCCCATAGCCGCCCGACCTCGCCCGCTTCAACCACGACTGCGTCAAGCCGTACCGGGCGGCCACGTCTTCCGCCGTCATCAGCTTCTCAACTTCGGTGTTTATCGCCTTCTCCATGCCGATGATCATAGTAGCGATGGGCGGACCCGTGTAAAGAGGAAAACGGGCGTTTCGGGCGGAACGAGGCGCATTCGGCGCATTCGGGCGCATCCGGGCGTGTCCTGGCCCGGAGATGCCGGAGATGAAAGGAGATGGATTTTTTGCATCTCCGGGACGCAAGTGTTTGTTCCTGAAGAGTTTTTATGTGTTCCCGGAGATGCCGGAGATGATTCCTACATGCCTATAGGGGGGAAGTGGGGCTGAAGTTTCCCTATAGGACTACATAAGGGATCATCTCCGGATCTCCGGATTCTCAAAAAACGTCCACCATTCCGGACGGTTACGGCCCGGAGATGCGATTTTTTCATCTCCGGGCATCTCCGGCATCTCCGGAAAACGCACCGCTATCGCTTGACCCCCTGCTATCACAGGCATAGACTCACCACCATGAAACAACCCAACTACCGATTCGTGCTGAACCTCGACCCCGAAACGCGGCGGAAGCTGGCGGAGCTGCAGGCGGCGGCCATCCAGTCGTCTGGACGGCTTATGTCGGCGGCGGGGGTGGTGCGG